GGGCAGAGCAAGCAAAGATGAGAGCAAATAAAACAGCAAATACATATAACGAATACATATTGAAAAATAGTTTTGTTTTTGAAGGGAATATCCCTCCAGATATAGAAACAAAATTACAAATTATAGATTAACAACAAGGGCTAGACATAAGTTTTAGCCTTTGTTTTTACGAAAGGAGAAGTTAAATGGCAAGAAAAAGAATGATATCTCCTAATTTCTGGACAGATGAAAAGGTTGGAGAATGTTCTGTTCAAGAAAGATTATTGTTTATGGGTTTAATAAGTAATGCTGATGATGAAGGATACGGCAGAGCAAATCCGAAGTTGTTAAAGTCCTTGATATTTCCGTATGACGACTTACGAGCTTCCGATTTAGAAAAATGGCTTTCCCACTTAGGCGGATTAAAAATGTTAGTTTTGTATAAATATGAAGAACAAACCTACTATTATCTCCCTAATTTTCTAAAACATCAAACAATCAATAAACCTACAGAAACAGATTTTCCAAGGCTTGAAACGGAACGGTGTAGTATTACTACGGTAGTAATACAGTAGCAGTACCTCCTAAGAGAAAAGAAGATAATAGAAAAGAAAAAGAAGAGAAAAGAAATGAAATAAAAGATATTTACAATTCTGTTTGCACAAAATTGCCACAGGTTCAAAAATTGACAGAAAAGCGAAACAAGGCTATAGACAAATTTCTTGAAGAATTTACGGAAGAACAGTTTAAAAACATATGCGAAATAGCTAATTCAACAGATTTCCTTATAGGAGAAAATGATAATGGCTGGAAAGCAAATTTTGACTTCCTTATGAGGACCGACAAAGCAACTAATGTATTAGAAGGGCGATATAATGATAATAAAAAACAAAATGATAAACCTAAAAATGCAAAAAATTATGAACAAAGACAATATGACAATTTAAACAATTTCTATGCAAACAAAGGAGTGTGATAAAAATGGAAATGATAGCGAATAAAATAAAGATAAGAAAAGTAAAAGCGTGGGCTATATATTTTGACTATGAAGGTAAAAAATTCTTATTGCACGAAAGTTCAGATTGTTACGAAAGTTCTACCACATTATATGAGAGAGTATTAGAAAATGGAAGATATAAATTAGAAACAATACAGAGCTATTATGGAAAGATTATAACTTTAAACTATTTTAGCTCAAAAGCAGGAAGAACATACAGTCAAGTAGATACGGAAAAATTCTTAAGAAAGCTAGTATATAAAGAATTGGTCCAAAATAAAAAAGTAAGTAATGAATTGCAAAAAATAGAACAGGAAATAGAAAAATATAAACAAATAGAAGATTTTTGCAGACGCAAAAGGATAGAACTAGAGTACGAATTATTTAGATAGGAGTGTGATTAACAAATGAATACAATAACATTTATGACAAGACATAAGAGTTATAAAGATATGCAAGAGCATTTAAGTGAAAGACATAAGCAAATATTAGAGATATTAGAAAATAAAGAAATGACAACAAGGGAGATAGCACAAGAATTATATAAAAAGCACTACACAAATACGGCAGACGTAAACAATGCGAGACCAAGAATAACAGAGTTAGAAAGTTTAGGTTTTGTAACAACAGAAAAAACAAAGAAATGTAGCATTACAAACAAAGAAGTTGCAGTATATAGATTAACAACAGAAATAGAAAAAATGATTCTGGAAAATGAAAATCATATACCAAGTTATTAGGAGGAAATTATGGAAGAATATGAAGAATATTTTAGATATCTCAAAAACTTAGTTCATAATTTGAACAAAGAACAATATAAACAACTTGAAGAATTTTTAGGAGATATGGCAGAAAACATAGACGGAAGTACAACGCTAAAAGAAATAGAAAAATACATAAAGAGATATAAAGCAAAAAATAAGATATTATTTATAACATTTAAAACAAAGAACAAAAATAAATTGGCACATATTTGCAAATATATAATTGAACTAGAATGGAGCAATGAATGGGCACTGGCAGTAGCTAATCAACATACACCAACAATATTTGGTTGGTTCGATTAGGAGGTAGTTATGCAAGAAAAATGTAGTAAATGTAATAGTGAAAAATTATTTGTAGAAATACAAGGAGATAGAAGAGGCTTGTATTGTGGCAAATGTGGAAAATGGCAAAAATGGATCACAAAGCAAGAATTACAAATAGCAAAGTTTAAAGGATATATAATTTTAGGAGGTAGTTATGATAATAGTAAGTCAAGATAAAAAGAGAATAATTAACTTTAAAAACATAACTGATATAAATATTGAATTTATACATAGTGATTATGAATTAAGAGCGTCATTTATAGGCGAATGTGAAAGTTTTAATATTGGTAATTATGAGGAAGAAGAAAGAGCAAAAGAAGTATTACAAGAAATAATAAAATCTTATAGATATTATAGAACAGCTGAATGTGATGGATATACCAATGTATTACAAGAAACAGCAGTTTTTGAAATGCCAAAGGACTAGCCTATGCAACAAATAGAAAAGAATACATTGTATTGAGGAGATGTGCTAAATGACAGAAATATGGAAAGATATAAAACGGGTATGAGGTGATATAGATGAGGCAAATTAAAGAGAATAATATTTGCTATTATTAACTGCTTAGGCTGTAACAAACAAGAAGATATAGACTATAAGCCAGTAATGAGATGTAAAGGCTTTGTACCAGGAGTTGAAAACTGGCAAGAAAAATTAAGAGAGGAGCTAAAGAAGAATGGCAATAAACAGTAAAAAGAAACGGAAGTGCAGGAGAAAGAGAATTGGCAAATAAATTAAAAGAATACGGTTATAAATGTAGAAGAACACAACAGTTTTGTGGGAATACTGGACAAGCAGATGATGTAGTAGGACTTGATTATATACACATTGAAAGCAAAAGAGTTGAAAGGTTAAATATAGATAAAGCAATTGAACAAGCAGTAAGAGATACAAAAGACAATAAGTTTCCTACAGTATTTCACAGAAAAAATAGAAAAGATTGGTTGGTAACAATGAGGCTAGATGATTGGATGCAAATGTACAACGAATATTATTCTGGGAGAAAGATAAAAGAATATGAGAATACCGAAGATAATAAGTAAAGATGGACATGAGTACATATTGATACAGCAATGCAACCAAAATATGTATCTATACAAAGAAATGATATATGGCTACAAAGAATGCTTTAAAGTCGATGAATTAAGTCTCATAACAAACAAAATAGCAAGAGGTCGCCCACCAAAATATAGATAGAAAAAAGAATAAAGGAGAGAAATATGAAAATATATGATAAGAGAATATATAAAATAAGTGAGTGTATAAGAGTAGTGATAATAGTAATAGTGTGTTTCATGATAGGGTATGTATGTGGAATATTAGCAGGGGATAAGTCAGAGGAATTAAAAAATAAAGACATAGAAATAGAATCGTTAAAGGACACTGTGTATATGTTAAGGAAGGAGAGAGAAGAAGTATGAGTGAGATAGAAGTGCAGACCAAAGAAAGCTATATGGCTAATTGCTATAAAGTAGGAGGAGAATAATGGGATTAGATATAAGTGTAAAAGGTTTAGAAAGAAAAGATACTTACCATTGTGGATATGTAACTTTTAACTTATATAGAAAAAATGTTGCAAGTGCTTATAACGAAAGGTTAGGAGAATTATACAAAAAAACATTCAAAGATGAATTGCAACCAGAAGAAATCAAAGAATGGAATAATTTATGTAATGATGATTTAGATATATTTTTATGGCATAGTGACTGTGATGGAAAATTAACACCTAAAGAATGTAAAAAAATATATGATGCAATGAAAGATTTAAAGGTAGAAATGCAAGGACACAATTACATAGAAATGAATTATTATGATATGCACCAATTATGGTTAAATATGCTTAAACATTGTTACAAACATAGAGTAAATATGTGGTTTCATTAAAGTAGGAGGAGAAGATGATAACGATTAAAGAAGGAAACATATTAGATTGCACAGAAAATATAATAGTTCATCAAGTAAATGTACAAGGAGTAATGCGGAGGTGGAGTTGCTAGACAGCTCGCCGACCGTTATGAAGGATTAGAAGATTTTTATTCAAGACACTGTAAAGAATTAAATAATAATTACGAATATTTAAGCGAAACAGTATTATTTTATGGAGATTACAATAAAACAATAGCGAATATGTTTAGCCAAAGACCTAATTTTGACACGGATTACATAGCAATGAAAAAATGTTTAAGATATATAAAACAGTGGGCAGAAAATAATAATTTAAGCATAGCAATACCTTATGGAATAGGATGTGGAATAGCAAATGGAGATTGGAACAAAGTTTATAAAATAATAGAAGAAGTGTTTAGCAATTATAGTGTAACTTTATATAAGTTAAGAGAGGAGTAAATAAGATATGGAAATATATTATGGTGGTAGAGGAAATGGAAAAACAATAAAGGCAATTAAATTATCTATAGAAAAACAAATGTCAATAGTATGTTGGAGTTATGAACATAAAAAGCAAATAGAACAAACAGCTAGAGAAATAGACGTAAAAAGGATAATGCCAGAACCAATATTGGCAACAGAAGTAAGAAAAAAAGTAATAGGTAATAGAAGAGGATTAATAGTTGATGATTTAGATATTCTTTTGAGAAGGATATTAGATGATAATGTTTATTATGCTACTATGGAAGATTGCAATTGTATGTATTTAAAATGGTGAGAGGAGTGATAAATAGTGAAAGAAAAAACAGCAGATGAAGTTATATTAACACCGATGTATGAAGGCGAAGTATATAAATATCATGAATGCTCAAATTGTAAAAAAGAAATATACTTTAAAGAAGATATATTTCAACCATTTCATTTTGAAGAAAATATAAAATATTGCCCATTTTGTGGAAAAGAAGTAATAAGATATGCAAAACCAAAATTTATAGAAGAAATAAATTGGAATTGGTTAGATGAATACGAATCTGTTGTAGAAAAAATGTATAGAGAATTAGAATATATAATTTATTGTAAGCTAGATAAAGAACAAATAGACGAATTAGAAGAAAAGTCTGCAAGAGGAATGGAATATTTTGGACAGGATAGATGGTCCTTTCCATATAGCAAAGGAACTATGTGCGACATAATTCATCAAATAACAAGAACTAAAGTACATTATACGGAAAAACGAAAACTTGAAAAAGAGTTTGGAGGTGCTTTAAGTGAAAGAAAATAGTGATGGTAACGACACAAATGTCGGTAGCATAGGAAATAGTATAGAAGAAGATATGAAAATATTAGAAGGAATAATAAAAGGAGATGAAGATTGTATTAATGCAATATATAGTCAAATGAAAGTAAAAAATGACAATGATGAAGATATACAATATTATAAAAAAGAAATACAAAGCATTAAAAATATAGTAAATAATTATTTAAAAGAAAAAGCAAGAGCAGATAAATTAGAAAAAGAATATAGTGTAATGTTAACAGAATTAGATGAAAATGAATGCAAGTATAAAAGCCTATTAAATGAAAATGAAAAATTGATATATGCTAGAAATTGGTATTTTGAACATACAGTTGGCAAAATATGTACTCCAGAAATGCTAGATAAGATTTTAAGAAACGATTATATTCCAAAATCAAAATTAAAAGATATAATAGACAGAATTGATTATGATATAAAAAAGACTAAAGAAATAATATCAAAAAATACAAATATCAATGCAAGTTATCGAAAAAATGATTATCAAATAGTAAGATTAAGAGCAATGAACACAAAATCTTTAGATATAAAAAATAGATTACAAAAATTACTGGAAAGTGAGGAATAACAATGAAATTATATGAAAGAATAGAAAACAATAATTTTGATGAAATAGACAAAAATAGAGCAATTGAATTAATTGAAGGTGGAAATGGACATTTAGTTTATAATGAAGATTATTTTAAATTACAAAAAGAGAATGAAGAATTAAATAATAGATGTAGAAACTTGGATAAGGAAGCACAAGCATATCTTGAAGAATTAGCAGGAGATAATACATTAACTAGAAGAACCATAAAACAATTACAAGAAGAGAATGAAGAATTAAAATACAAAATAAAAGGACAAGAATGTGTAATAGAGACACAAGTACATAATGAAGAAGTTTACGAAAGTATATTTGAGAAATTAGAGAAAGAAAATAAAGAACTAAAAAAACAAGTTAAATCTGATGTAAATACTATATTTTGAAAATAGAGCAAAAGAAATCAAATAAATGGAGGTTAATCTATGGGAACAGAAGATACAATAGAAATGGTAATAATTAAGAACGATACCATAATAAAGAAGAAATTCAGTGTTATAGACGAAGACGAGGTAATAAGTTTTAATTTAGGGAATTTCTTTATAGCACTACGAAAAGAAGATCTTAGAAAATTAATATGAGGAGGTACAAATGAAATTAAGTAAAGAAGATTACAGAGAAGCAAAGAGTTGTTTAAAAAGATACAATTACAATTGCATAACAATAATGAATATTAAATTGGATATAATGGGACTAAATTCATCAGTACTCGATGGCATGCCAAAAGCACCATATAAAGTAACAGACAAGGTATTAAACAGTGTGATACTTTTACAAGAAGATAAAAAATTACAGAAATGCACAAAAGAATATAAAGCAGTGGTACAATCATTACAACTTGTTGATAATTTAGCAAATAAGATTTTTGAGGAAGAGTTTGTGAAGCGGAAATGATAATAAATGGAATGTTATAGATAAGTTACACATAAGCTTAGAGACATATAAGAGAAGAAAGAGAAAACTAATTTATACGGTACACGAAGAATTAAAAAAGTAACACCAAACTTACAGCCATAATGGTTGTAAGTTTTTAAAAAAAATTTTAATAAAACTATTGACATACGTAATAATACGTAGTATAATTATATACAGAAGGGAGGAAAATAGATGCGTGCAAGAGAACTGATAAGATTGTTAGAAGACAACGGTTGGTATAAAGTTTCTCAAAATCGGTTCTCACTTAAAAATGAAAAAACGGACAACAAGTTGAAATAATACCAGTACATAGAAAAGATATACCAATCGGAACAGTAAATACAATCTTGAAAAGGACAGGGCTGAAATAAGCCCTTCCATATACATAGTATTTTATTTTTGGGCATGCACTCCTTTCTAAAATGAAGAAGGTGGTTGAGAATGAAAAAGAAAGTTTATCCTGCTATTTTTAAATTTGATAAGACTGAAAATTGTTATTTAATTGATTTTATTGATTTGAAGGGTTGTAGTACTTTTGGGAAAAGTATAGAAGAAGCGTTTAGTATGGCTCAAGAAGCAATGGGATTATATCTGGAAGACTGTAAAGATTATCCTATAGCTACACAAGAATTAAACAATATAAGATTAAATGAAGATGAATTTATAGCATTAATAGATATAGATATGGAAGAATATTATAAAAAACATAGCAATAAAGCAGTAAAAAAGACATTAAGTATTCCAGAGTGGCTAAACGTTGAAGCGGAAAAGAAAAATATAAACTTTTCACAAGTGTTACAAGAAGCTTTGAAAATAAAGATAGAAGAACTTGATTAATATAAAAATATTTGTTATAATATAAATAGCACGTATCTATTATTTCTATAATAGAGACTGAGAGTGGGAAAAATAAAGAAACCTACTCTCTTTTTTTTTATTATAAAAAAATGACCCTTTTTTGACCTTTTTTGTTAAAAAAACGTGTTATAATATTAATATCAAGAAAAATAAATATAAACTTTTGCAAGAGTTTTGCGGCGAACGCAAGGCTCTTTTTTAGTGGAGAAGTAATGAATTTGGGAAGGTGTATAAGAACACAATGTAAAACGTGCAGATTTTACAATAAGTGTTTTAAGAAGAAAAATGAAAAAAAGAAGAAAAAAAAGGAAATCTTATAATTGGGAATTTGAAATAGCAAGAGGAAATACAGATAAGTTTTATAATTCTACAGACTTTGATATAGCGAGAGAAAAAGTTCTAGCAAGAGATAAAGGGAAATGTCAATTTTTTTTAGGTAAATGGAATGATGGTAAACATTTCCCAAATAAAATAAAAATAATAGATGCTGAAATAGTTCATCACATTATACCAATAAAACAAAGACCTGATTTAGCATTAGATATTAATAATATGGTAAGTTTAAGTTTTGAAGCACATGAGATTATAGAAGATAGAAATAGATTTAAATATAGAAAAAGAAAAAGAATTACGCAAGAAAGGTGGTAACTATGAAGCTAGAACATTTAATGCAGGCATATAAGATTAATGAAATAGAAGCGGAACTAAAAGAAGAAACCGAAGCAACAGACATAAATGGCAATAAAGAAAGAGCTGGAGTAATTAGCTTTGGCAACGGAATATCTGCAAGTTATTTGTTAGATGATGAAGAAATAGTAGTAGCAATGAAAATATTCTTTAATTGCTTGGCAAGAAATAGTTTTAAAGTTGATGCACAAATAAGTCATGTAATTAAAGTTATAACAATTATGCAAAATACAATAATGTTATTATCTAATATACCTCAAAAAGAATGTAATATGATATTACAAAGTTTAGGATTATTTGACAATACATTTACACAAGGAAAACAAATACAACACTTAGACCATACTTACAAGATAGAAATAATAGATGGATTATTATGTTTAAGTATAAATGAAAAAGAGGAGGAAAGATAGTGAAGAAGTAACATTAGATACAATAGAAGATGAAGTGATGGATATGGATATAATAGAAATCATATCAACAAACCAATATGCAGATGGGAAACCAATACGATCAAAAATAGAATATAAATATAAAGAAATTTAGAAGCGGAACACCCCCGTCAAAATCTCGGACTAAAACGAGCTTAAGGAGAGCGGGTGTGTGGTCAAAACTGTTTAATTTTTTAAATTATATCACGTGAAAGGGGGTATAATATGGCGAACACTAAGGAAAATGATGAAATAAAACAAATAAGAGAAGATTTATTAAATCAATTAATAGAACAAAACAAATTTGGAAAACATTTTGAGAGTTTGGTTGAGGACTATATAAACTTTGAGAAGTTAAAAAGAAAAATGCAAGCAGATATTAATAAGAATGGGCTCCGAATAGAGGTTATGACTGGAAATGGATTCGTAACTGAGAAGAAAAATGACAATGTTTTAGATATTCTGAAAGTAAATGGCCAGCAACTAAAAATTTTACAAGATTTAGATTTAAAAGCTCCATCACAAACACCGAAAGAAGGTGGAGGAGATGATCTACTGTAAAGCAATAAATGAATATATAAAATTTGTTGAAGATAATCCAAATGAAACAGATGATGAAATTAAATTGTTAATTAAAAATATTGTAAAGCCAACATTGTCGAGAGATGATGTTTTTTTTGATGAAGAAACTTTCAAAAAAGCAATACTATATTGTGAAAAATGGTATTATAAATTATTTCCTTATCAAAAATTTGCTTATGCTTTATTTTTTATGTATGACAAGAACAATTTGGATATAGTTATCTTTCCAGACATCTTAATATTAATGGCTAGAGGGAATGGAAAAGATGGAATGATAATGCCATTAGCAAACTTTTTGCAGACTCATTATTATGGAATTAAGAATTATCACATTGATATTGTCGCAACGTCAGAAGAACAGGCCTTAAATTCATTTAATGTTGTTTACAACATGTTAGAAGACAATAAAGAAACAATGAGAAAATACTTCTATTGGAATAAGACAGAAGTAATTAATAAAACAACTCATTCTACATTAAGATACAACACGGCAAATGCTAAAACAAAAGATGGCAAGCAAACAGGAATGATTATATTTAATGAATATCATGCGTATGAAGATTATAAACAAATTAATGTATATAGCTCTGGATTAGGAAAAATTAAACATGCAAGAACCGTTACAATTACAACAAATGGACAGGTAAGGGAAGGCCCACTTGATGAAAAAATAGCTTTAGCAAACAATGTATTAAATGGTGAACAAAATTTTTTAGGATTATTACCAATTATATACAAAATAAGGGACAAGAAAACAGTTGATGAACCAATGAAAAAATTTTTAGAAACTGGACAGAAAGAAGATATAGATATAACTGCTTGGGTCCAAGCTAATCCTAGTTTAAGATTTATGCCTGTTTTAGAAAATGAAATTATTAAAGATTATTTGAAAATGCAAAAGCAAAAATCATACAGAGTAGAATTTTATTCGAAAAGGATGAATTTGCCACAACAAGATAATGAAGAAACTGTTGTTGAGTGGGAGCTAATTTTGAAAGCATCTTATATTGATGAGGAAAAAGAAATTGAAAGACCAACAGGAGAAATAAAAGGAAGAACAGCAATAGTAGGAATTGACTTTGCATCATTAAATGACTTTGCAAGTGCAGGCTTTCTATTTAAAAGAGATGGAGAATATATTTGGAGACAAAGAACTTGGATTTGTTCTAAAAATAAATTCTATAATGATATTAAATTTCCTTTCCAAAATATTGGACAGGATGGATTTAATGATTTTGAAATAACAAACAAAGAAAGTATAGACGCAAGAGAAATGATAATGTGGATTTTATCAGAAATGAGTAAATATAATGTTAAAAAAATTGTATTAGATACATATAGATACAAATTATTAGAACAAATTTTTAAAGAAATGGGGGTATCAGTGGAAACAAAAGATAATCCTTATGGATTGGTAAGAATGATAAGATATCCTGCAAGTATTGCAGCAATAGTTGCTCCTCGTATTGAAGTTGCTTTTGCAGAAGGTAAAATAAATATAGGAAATAGCTCAATTATGAGGTGGGCGATAAATAATACTTGTGTAAAAACAGGAAAAGATGGAAACAAAAAATATGAAAAAATAGAACCCAAATTAAGGAAGAATGATCCTTTTATGGCTTTTGTGGCAGCAATGAGTGTTCAGGAACTTTTAGATGAAGAAATTATTTATGTTTAGGTGGTGAAGCAATGTTTCTAGATAAAATATTTAAAAATGACAAAGGAGAATATGTAGATATATTAGATGTACTGTTTGGAAAAAACGATTTAGAAAATTATATATATACAATAGCAGAGGCTCATGCAATAGATTTAATAGCAAGCACTATTGCTAAAACAGAGATACAAACTTTTGAAATGCAAAAAAATAAAATTGAAGAAAGTAGAGGAAATTTGTATTGGACCTTAAATATACAGCCTAATTTTAATGAAAATGGAACAAGTTTTTTATATAAATTAGTTTGTAAATTGTTAGTTGATAGTTCAGCACTTGTTTTAATAAATGGCTCTAACAACGAGTATTTATATGTTGCAGATAGATTTAATATTAGCGATAAAGTTCTAAAGGAAAAAGTATTTACAGATATAATGATATCAGATGCAGAAGGAAATTCTATAAGTGCTACAAAGAAATACACAACAGATAACACTATTTACTTTTGTCTAAACAATAATTTGCTAAGAACAGCAGGTGAAAATTTTAAACGAAATACAGGAAAAATACTGAAAGCAGCACAAGGTAGCTTTATAAAAGCAAATACAGGAAAATGGAAATTGAAAAAGCCTGGTGGACAACCAATGTTAATGGATGCAGCAACTGGACAACAATTAGATTTGAAAGATTATAAAGAAAGAATAACAGATGGGTTATTTAAAGAAGATGATGCAGTTATATTGCTATCTGAAATGTTCGATTTAACAAATTTGAATCAAAACAAGGAAAAAAATCTAACGGATTTTGAAAATACATTCTTGAGAATAAGCAAAACAGTAGCTCAAAAATGGAAAATCCCATTTGATGTTTTTTTTGGCGATTTTACAGACAAATCAAATGGCTTGAATAATTTTATAACTTTTGCAGTGGATTTGTATTATGAACTAATAGAAGACGGTTTCAATATATCTCTTGTAGGAAAACAAAGTTATTTAAAAGGTGAATATGTAAAATTTGACAGAAGTACAATTTCTCATAGAGATGTTTTAGATTGCGGAACTGGCATTGATAAACTGACAGCAAATAAATTTAGCAGAAATGAAATAAATAAGTTTTTAAGATTACCTTATATAGATGAGGAGTGGGCAAATGAACGCGCCCTTACAAAAAATTATGAAAATGTGAAGGGAGGTGCAGGAAGTGAAGAATAAATTTTACAATTTTAAAAAAGAAAGCGAGAATAGTGCAAGTGTTTATATTTATGGAGATATAACATCTTATGAATGGTTTGAAAATGATGTTTCGGCTTGGGGGTTTAAAAAAGAACTTGAGGAACTGGGAGAAATGTCAGAATTAAATGTTCATATAAATTCTTGTGGAGGGGAAACATTTCAAGCTTTAGCAATTTATAATTTATTAAAGAGCTTAAAAGCACAAATTAATGTATATATAGATGGAATTGCTGCTTCATCAGCATCTATTATTGCTATGGCTGGAAATAAAGTATATATGCCAAAAACATCATTAATGATGATACATAATTGCTGGACTTATGTTCTAGGAAATGCAGAGGAATTAAGAAAAACTGCAGATGATATGGACAAAGTTAAAGAGGCTTATAAAGCAGCATATTTGTCTAAAATTAAAATTACAGAAGAAGAACTAGAAAAATTATTGTCTGATGAAACTTATTTGACAGCCCAAGAATGTTTAGATAAGGGATTTGCAGATGAATTAATAGAAACAGAAGAAGATAATACCATTAATCAATATGCTAATAAAGCTATATTCAATCTTGTTAGTAAAATAAAGAAACAAGATAAAAAACAAAAAGTTGAACTTAATGGAGAAACAATAAAAGAAATATCAGAAAATGTTGCTAATAGCATAGTTCAAAGCCTAACTAAAGAAGGCGAAAAAACTAAAGAGCTATTAGATACACGTCAAGAAAAACCGATTAAAGAAGATGCATGGGCATCTTTTTTTAATACAAAAAATTAAAAAAAGGTAGGTAAAAAATTATGAAAATTAATGAAACAAAAATGAAACAAGCTAGAGAAGATGCTTTAAAAATTCTTCAAGAAACAGAGGACAAATCACAAGCAGTTATTGAAGCTATGGACAAAATTGTGTCAGTTCAATATGAAGATTTAATATCAGAAATTCAAGAACAAGCAAACAAAGCAGAAAGTGATGCTAATTATGCAAAAACATTAGGCTTAAGAAAATTATCAAAAGAAGAAAAAGATTTTTATACAGCTTTAAAAGATGTAAAACAAGCAATAACAGCTAAACAAATTGATATACTTCCAACCTCAATCATTGATGTGACAATGGAAGACGTTAAAAAAGATAGCGGAATATTATCAGACGTAAACTTTGCTCCAGCAGATGTTAAAAAATGGATTGTCGCAGAAAAAAGCGGTACGTATGCATGGGGTGCATTAACTGACAGCATTACTGGAGAATTAAGTGCAGAATTTGAAACATTAAATATGGATGTAAACAAACTTTCAGTTTATTTAGTAATACCCAAAGGAATCAGCGACTTATCGTTGCCATTTGTAGATAAATATTTTACAGCTATACTAAAAGAAGCTTTAAATGATGGATTAGAATATGGATATTTACAAGGAAATGGGGTAAAACAACCTATAGGAATTTATAAACAAATTTCTGCAGCAAATTCAGATAAAACACAAAAAGATAAAACAGTTAATACAACATTAACTAACTTTACTCCAAAGGGACTAGCACCTGCAAAAAAATACTTATCAAGAGATGGTAAGAGGACATTTGATAAATTAGTTTTAATTTGCCATCCAAACGATGAAGCAGATTATGTTGCACCTGCAATATATGATGCTGAAGGAAGAATGATAAGCTCATACAAAAACCTTATTGTTAAAAGCTCTGCCAATAATCCAAAAGGAAAAGCAGCATTAGTAATTCCTAAAAAATACACAATGGGATTAACAAACTTTGGAATAAAAAATTATGAAGAAGTAAAAGCACTAGATGATGCTGATGTTGTTATAGGAAAAGGATATGCAAATGGTAGGGCAACAGATGATAACACAGCTTTCGTTTTTGATGTAACAAAATTAGAGGAATATGTTGCTCCTGTAAAAGTTATTGGAACTGTAGAAACAAGTGTAAAGGGAACAGTAACAACAAATACTGAAACACCAGGAGCTTAGATATAAGCTCCTGAATATAAATAGGAGGAATTAAAAAATGGCTTACAAAGTAATTGAGAAATTTAAAGATCTAAAAGACAATGACCATATTTATGAGGTGAATGACATTTATCCTAGAGAAGATATTAAACTTGAAGACATACCTCAAAAAAGAATTAAAGAATTGACAACTAAGAAAAATAAAATAGGCAAAATTCTAATTGAAGAAATTGAAGAGGAATCTGCTAAAAAAATAGAAGAATAGAGAGGTGTATAATGAACAATACACAAATTGGAAAATTAATTAAGGAAATTAGATCAGAGCAACATGTTTCGCCAAATGAAGAAGATGAGGTTATAGAAAAGCTAATAAAAGAAGCTGAATTTGATATTAATAGCAAATCTGGAGCTAAAATTGATTATGATGCAGACTTAACAGCAAGAGGCTTGTTAAAGAATTATGCAATGTATAGAAGATTTGGCAGAATTGCTGAATTTAAACAGTTATACGCAGGAGATTATGCTGACTTACAAGCAAAATATTACAAGCCTTCCGACATATAATGATGGGAAACTTAAGCTTTTTGCTATAAAACAAACCCAAAATACTTATCCTGTTGAATATTTAAAAAATATGAAAAAGGAAGTATGGTTTGAAGAATTATCAATATCAGACAAACTTCGTTTTGAAAGCGAAGAAAGAAAAAGAAAGCTCTCTTTAAAAATTAGAATACCTCAAATGAAAGAAATAACCTCTTTAAATGTTGTAAAAATAGGCAATGAATATCACAAAGTGTTTAATGCCTATCACTTTACTAATAATGATGGATTTAAGCAGACAGATTTAACTCTTGAGGAATATCCAAGAGTAAAATTGGAGGAAGATTTATGACAAAAAAAGAATTAGTTGAATTACTAGAAAAGTTAAAGATACCTATAAAAGAAGGAACGCCGACTGATGAAATTATGGAAGACGAAGTTAGAGTTTGTTTTTGGGATTATTATTGGGAAGACCAAACAGCAAGTGGAAAAGATTATAACACTGTAGTTACTTATCAGATTTCTATAATAGCTGACAGACCAAGACATACGAAACTTTTGGAACTAAAACATTTATTGAATAATATAGAGCTATTTCCTGCGATACAACACGAATATGATCCAGAAACAAGGCGTTGGCATTCATTTTTCTCACTAGAGGTATTAGAAAATGTCTAATGAAGTTTACGGATATAGTGGATTTGAGGCAATGTCTGAAATTTTGGAAAAATATATAGATGGCGCAGACAATGCAGTAGATGTATTAGAGACAGGTGCTAAAGAATTTGTTGGTGATTTGTTAAAACTTCCTAAACCAATTTCAAAAATTAGAAAATCAGGCTACACACACTTAATTAAGTGCTTTGCATATAAAAAGAAAAACAAAGAAGTAGAGGCAGGATGGGGCAAATATTATGGCCCAATGCTTGAGCATGGAACTGTAAAAATGAATGCTCAAGAACATCTATACCCAGTATGGGATAGAAATAAAGAAAAGTATTATAAAAAAATGCTTACCAAGTTAGGAATAAAAACTTGGTAATTTTTTATTAAAAGGAGGATTTTAAAATGGCAATTAATACAAAAAAACCTATGGTAAAAGAAACAGTAGGTGCATTATACTATGCATTCAATACACCAGATGCTTCTGGCAATTTCACAACAACATATGAAGAAAATGTTACAAAAAGCAATGTAGTAAAAAATATAGGAACTACAGAAAACTCTGAGGTAGCTGTGGTTAGAGCTTCAGGACAAGACTATACAACTGTAAATCAAAACGAAAGTATAGAGATGGCAGTAGAAGTAGTTGCTTTTGACCCAGAAGATTTAGCAAAAATGAGAGGAGATGTTATAGGTGCAGCAGGATTAAACCGTTCTGGAAGAACAGCCACAAGACCTTTCTTTGCATTTGGAAAAGTTGTAAAAAAATTAGAAGGAAAATTTGAATTAGCTTGGTACCCTAAATGCCAATTAGTAGAAAATACAGATGATATCGCAACAAAAGAAGAGAGCTTTTCAGAGCAAAATGATACAGTAACTATAAAAGCTTATGCATATAATGACTTAGGAGATAAAAAAACATATGTAAACAATGAAATGTCAAAATTCCCAGAAGGATTAACAGAAGAACTATTCTTTGCAAAGCCAATTTTAGATGATGCAGGACTAGCTGCAGCAATTACACCAGGAACTTAGAAAAAAGTTGGGCTCTAGAATTGATTTAGAGCCCTTTTCATAAGAAAATAATATAAGAATATGAGGTAATAATATGGAAATAGAATTAAAAAATGGAGAAAAGATAATTTTAGAGGTGACATCACTTTTTTTAGAATATATTGAGGATTATGAAGGCGGACTAGAACAATTAAAAAAAGATGCGAAAGGACAAAAAGATAAAAATGGATATACAAAAACAATGTATGCGACAAATCATATTTTATATTCAATTATAGCATCTAATTATGATGAACCATTAACATATAGACAAGCGGTGAGACTTGTGAAATTAGAAGATGTAGAACCAATAGTTGATTTTGTAATAAAAAACACACCAGAAGTTTCTAAAACAAGTAATATAAATAATTCTAAACATCGTTTGTAGAAAAATGTCGAAAATTGCGACACATTTTTCTTGTGATATTTTGTAGAATAATGTAAAATATTCTCAAGGGAGGGAGTCGATGAAAGAATTAATTAAAAAATGGTGGTTTTGGATAATTATATTAATTATTATTATTACGATTAGTTTTACAGGAATAATGTGTATGGCGTTTAATGTAATAAAAGGAGAAGTTGCAGATTTAGCAAAAGAAATTCAAAATATATATCCTGATGCAACACTATATTCTTCCGCAGGGAGAAATACTTTGGTATTAGAATTATTAAATTATGATAATGAGAGAGATGCTACTAAACAAGAAGAAATTATTAATATAATAAAATCAAAAAAAGGTAATGGAGAATTAGAAGAATTTACAAAAATCATAACTCTAACTTTTATCAATAGTGGTGGAAAATCAAATGCATTGTTAAGTAAAACAACAATAAATTTAAAAGAATTTACAATAGAGAGTCAAGAATCATATATTTTATATAAAGAATATGAAGAATTATTTAATAAATATAGCAATGCTATGGAAGGATATACAAATTTATTTAATTCAATATATTAGAATAATATTTTTATTAGGCACTAGAATTAACTAGTGCTTTTATTATGCTTAAAAAAGAGGTGAAAAAAAGTGGGAAGTAATGATTTAAAAAGAGTAGGGCTTATATTTACAGAAGAAGGAGCAAAAGATTTTAAGAAAACTCTTCAAGATATAAATATAGAAATGAACAAGAATTATAATCAATTTAAGCTAACACAATCACAATGGGATAATTCTACTAAATCAACAGAGAAATTAAAAGCACAACAAGAATATTTAACTAATGCTTATGAGATTCAGTCAGATAAAGTTAATGTTTTAAAAATGCAATTAGCTGATTTAGAAAATGCAGAAAATAAAAATATAGCAGCTATAAAAAAGAAACAAAATGAATTAACTAATGCAGAAATTAAACTGAAAAATTATGAGAGTAAATTAAAAGATGTTCAAACACAACTTACAAATACAGGTAAAAAACTTGAAGAATGGGGAGAAAAAGTTGAAAAATTAGGAAAGAAAACAGAAAACGCAGGCAAGAAGTTGTCTGCGTTTTCTGCTGCAAGTATATCAGCCTTAACTCTAAGTGCTAAGAGTGCAATAGATTTTGAAGATGCTTTTGCAGGAGTAGAAAAGACAGTTGATGGAACGAAAAAACAGATGGAAGAATTAAAACAGGGCATTAGGGGCATGGCAAAAGAAATGCCTTCTTCTACAACAGAGATAGCGGCAGTAGCAGAAGCAGCAGGACAGTTAGGAATAAAGACAGAAAACATATTAGATTTTTCAAAAGCAATGATAGATCTAGGAAATTCCACAAATCTTACTGCTGATGAGGCTGCTTCACAGCTTGCAAAATTCGCAAATATAACTCAAATGTCACAAAAAGACTTTGACAAATTAGGATCAACAATTGTTGATTTGGGTAACAAATATGCAACAACAGAAGCGGATATTGTAAGTATGGCCATGAGGTTAGCAGGTGCAGGAAAACAAGTTGGTTTCTCAGAAGCGGAAATTTTAGGGTTGGCAACAGCATTGAGTTCAGTTGGAATAGAAGCAGAGATGGGTGGTTCAGCAATTTCTAAGGCAATGGTAAAAATGCAAAATGCTGTTGAACAAGGTGGCAAAAAGTTAGATACAGTACTAAAAAAGACAGGAATGACATTAAGAGAATTAGAATTGATGTCTGCAAATGATTCGATGGGCTTTAAAGAATTGTCACAAAGTATTGGGATGACAAGCACAGAATTAAAACAATTGATAACAGCAGGAACAAATCTTGAAGACTTTGCAAAAGTTTCAGGAATGACAACAGAGCAATTTAAAAAAGCATGGAAAGAAGATGCTGCAGGTGCACTATCAGAGTTCATTAAAGGCTTAGGAGATGCTAAAAACAAAGGCGAAAGCGCAATTACAATGCTTTCTGAAATGGGGCTAACTGAAGTTAGATTAAGAGATTCTTTGTTGCGTGCAGCAAATGCTGGGACCCTGTTTAATGATGCAATAAATACAGGAACACAAGCATGGAAGAATAATACAGCATTAACAAATGAAGCAAATAAAAGATATGATACTCTAAAAAGTAAAATAAAAATAGCAATTAATAAATTAAAAGATATGGCTATTACTCTCGGAAACAAACTAATGCCAAGTATTGAAAAAGTAATAGAAGGACTTGGAAAATGGATTGATAAGTTTAGTACATTGTCAGATAAGCAAGTGAATATGATAGTAAAAATAGGACTTATTGTTGCGGCAATAGGACCTTTGGTTGCGATAATTGGAAAAGTAACATTAGCAATAGGCGGAACAGTAAAAGGAATAGGAACTTTTACTCAAGCAATAGGAGTAGCAAGAGGCAAAATAACATCTACATCTGAAGCAGTTAATGGATTGGCAAAAGTGTTTACTGTAGTAACGAGCCCAGTGGGATTAGCATGTACAGCAATAGGACTAGCTGTTGCGGGAATTGCTATTGCTGTTAATGAAAGTCAAAAGAAGACTAAGGAAGCTTTCGAAAATATGAGCGAAGGGGTATCAGATTTTTATAATGGTTTAAAGAGTGCGGAGGGATATTTAGAAAGTTTTAATACAACGATGTTTGCAACTAATGAAGAACAACAAAAATTACAAACGCAAATGGATGAAGTGCAAAAAGGAATAACTGATATTTGCAAAACTGCATCAGATGAACGTAGAGGGTATACACAAGAAGAAATAACTCAATTAGATGAATATTTTAAAAAATTGAGAGAGCTAAAGGACAGAGAGATACAAATTCAACAACAAATTGCAGGAGCTATAACTCAACAAGCAGTAACAAATGCAGAAACTTTTCAAGGCAGTTTAGATGAGTACAAAGTACAATCACAAGAATGGATTGCAACAGCACAAAAACAGTCAGAACAAACAAAACAACTTATAGAGCAAGGAACAATAGAAGAAGTTGCTTTATTAAATCAAAAATATGGAGAACAAGCAACAATGCAAAATGAGGCTTATGCTACTGAATATAATAATATAATGGCACAAAAACAAGCAAAAATAGATGTAGCAAATGAAGAAGTAGCAAAGATTAGTGAAGCATATGCAAATGGATATTTAGAAAGAGCAAGTCAAAATGATGGGTTTTATACTAAATTACAGGAATACAATAAAAAGATAGAAGAAGAAAACAATAGACATAACGATGTGATTCAAAATATTGAAGATGGAAATTTTAATAAAATATTAGGAATAAAAAAAAGTAAAGAAAGTGAAGGATGGAAACATTACGAAAACCAAAAAAAGATTTGGGAAGAAATGTACAAGAATATGTCTGAAGAGCAGGCAAAAGAACTTGGTGTTTGGTTGGAGCAAGTGGCACAGACAGAAATGTATGGTGGAAAAATTAGTGATGAAACTCAAAAAATGGTTAATTTTATTATGGACAGTTATGATAACATGCCAGATGATACTAAAAAAGTAATGAAGCGAACTATGGAAGGTATGCTAAATGGTATGAAAGATGAGGAACCATCATTATTTGCAAAAGCGAAAGGAATTGCAGATGGAATATTGAACCGATTAAGAAAAGCTTTTGACATTCATTCTCCGTCAAGGAAAACAAGAGCAATATTTAAAAATGTGATGAAGCGGAATGGAAAAAGGAATAGAAACAGAAGAAAGTAATTTATACAAGCAAACGGATAAAGTAGCTGAGCATGTATTGGATTCTCTGGATTCAATTAATTCTGATGTTAATCTTAAATTTAAACGTACTGGAGATCTTAGCGCGAATATAGACTATAATAAATTATTTAATATATTGTATTCTGCTTTCATTAAAGCGTTAAATTCTTGTAAATTAACATTAGATGAAGATGGTTTTGCAAGGATAGTTAAAAATGAATTATACGAGGTGCTATAATGTTTAAATTTAAAGGAATATCAAATACAGATATGCAAGTTGTAATTGAAGAAGAAGAACATTTCTTAGCTAAAGCTTCACAGAAATATGAAGTTACAGAAATAGAAGGAAGAGATGGTGCTATTTTTGATGAATTAGGTTATTCTTATATTGAAAGACCTATTTATGTGCAATGTTTGAATCCTAACAAACTTGATGATATCCTTGCGTGGCTAGATGGTGAGGGAGAGTTAGAATATAAAGGAAGAAAAACGAAAGCAAGATTTTATGCGGAATTAGAACCAAAAAGGACTGCAGGAATCAAAATTATTGATACTAACTTTATCAGAGCTCCATTTTGGGAGAAAGCTGATGATAATTATATAGTAGTTACAAATAATGTTCAAAACGAAGGAAATAAAACAAGCAGACCTATAATAAGAATTGAAAAAGGTTCAAGTGATAGTATTGAATTAACTTTAGGTGGTGTTAGGTTTAAATATACGTTTAGCGAAAATGATACTTATGTAGAAATAGATTGTGAAGAAAAAACAGTTGTATATGAAGGCCTTAATAGAAGCAGAAATCTTGAAATAGGATACAAATACCCAAAATTAGAAGTAGGAAACAATGCAATCGTAATACATAGTGGCTCAGCTACTGTCAAAATAAAAAGAAAGGACAGATGGCTATGATTAAAATATTTAATGCAACTGATACAGATTTTAAAACAGCAGGAAACATTATTATTAATCCTTTATATTGTCATGAAATTAAGAAAAAGTCTTTAAATGGATGGTATATTGAAGTAGAAATCCCAATTAAATATAAAGAGTATATAGAAGCCGATAAGCTGTGTGTAGTAAAAACAAAATCTAAATTAAAACCACAAGCATTTAGAATAAATGATAGCATAACATATACGAATAGAAAAATAAAATTCACAGCTGAACATGTAATGTTTGATAGTAGAAGATATGTACTTTTAGATGTAAGACCAACTAATTTAAATGGCCAGAATGGGTTAAAATATGTTAATGAAAGGACTGATAAAACCAGTCCTTTTTCTATTGACTCAAATGTTGAAAACGTAAGTACAGCATATTTCATAAGAAAGACTTTATTAGAATCTTGGCAAGTATTTGAAGAACGATGGGGAGGAGTATTTGAAGCAGACAACTGGGATATTAGTTTTAAACAAAGCATAGGAAAAGATAATGGCGAAACTATTGTTTACGGTAAAAATATGCAGGGATTTGAGATCTTTGAGGACTGGTCTAATGTATGCACAAAAATTTTACCAGTTGGATATGATGGACTTTTATTGCCTGAAATATATTTAGAAAGCGAAACACAATACGAAATATCGTATACAAAAATAGTAGATTTTCAAACAGATTTAGAAGCAGAAGAACAAACAGAAACTAATTTATTGTTAGAGTTAAGAAACAATGCAAGCAAATATTTAGAAGAAAATTGTGTTCCTAAAGTTAGTTATACAGTAAATTCAAATGTAAATAATGATTTAGAAATTGGGGACACAATAAAAGTTTTACATCCTTTTGTAAATATTTTTACAGAGGTTTTAGAGTATGAATATGATTTGATTTCTGAAAAAGTGAAGTCATTGACTTTTGGAAATTACACAAGAGATGTCAAAACAAAATTTAACAATATAAAAAATACTATTGAAACAATTAAACAAACAGTATCAAAACAAGAGATAACTATAAAAAAACAAACAAATTTGATTAATTCTCTAAATAAAAATGGATATGTTTATATAGATGATAATGAAATTTTAATACTAGATAAACTTCCGAAAGAACAGGCTAAAAATGTCTGGAGGTTTGGATTAGGAGGTATAGGATTTAGTTCAAAAGGATATGAAGGACCTTTTGAAACAGCTATTACAATGGATGGGCAAATAAATGCTAAATTTATTACAACAGGGACAATGGCTGTAGCAAGAATAGAGGGTTTGGCTAACTTTATAACTGAAACGAGTTCGTCAATAACCAAAATTGAATTAGAACAAGGAAGAATAACCAGTAAAGTATCATCAGTAGAGCAATCAGTAGAAAACATAACCAAAATAGAAGGTACAGCAGAAGGAAAGAACATATATATAGATGATGCATCTGCGG